CGTTGGAAGAAGTCTGTTAGTCTAGTATACATATCGGTATCCATCTTATCTTGATTCCAAAGCAGATACTTCCTAATCTTAAAGAGATCTTCTTCTATATCAGCATCAAAGTTGAAGCCATAAGTATTCTTAACCGCTCCATTCTTATGATGAATCTTCTTAGACCAGCGCATCCGGTCAAAGATCAGGACCAAGAGAGTTACGATAGCATCAAAGATATTAATAGGTCGATCTGATATGTTTCTATCGGAGAACCAGAAATCAACATCTTCTGCTCCACTAGCTGTTCTAGCTTCTTCATAGCTAACTCGATGATCCTTCATATACTTATCAATTAGTTTATTCTGTTTAATCTGGAGCCTATTAAGTAGCCCATAGAAATAACTCATTTGTCTACTATCAGTAAGGATATCTAGCATGATATCAGTCGAGATATATTTAGTATTTAGGACATTGAAATCTTGCTCGATAACCTTTTCTTTAGGTACTCGCCAGTAAGGATCTTGGTTAACTAGATATTCGTATCCTACTTGCGGATCAGTATCTATATTTAACTTCTCATCTATATTAGTCTTGTAGAAAGTGAGATCATCTCCCCCATCGGGAGACTTAGTCTTACCTAGCAAGTATCTATTAATAGTGAGATTATTGAAACTAAAAATATCCTTGATAATATCAAAGACATTGTTGGATCCCTTATTCCTAATTAGATCATTTAAAACTTTATAGATCCTTCGTTGATACTCAGTAGGAAAGATATCAAAGTAATCTAGTCCATTAGAGATAAACCCATTCTTTAGTTGACGTTGGGTATAAGTATCAACATTAAAGTAAGCATTCATTTCCATGTTGATATATCGTTGAATAGTCATAAAAATAAGATACTCAGCATAGAACTGTTTCTGATAATGTTGATTATCAAAAGCATGCGTGTAAATAACTTGATGATAGTAATTTAATGCTTCATAATAGGCTTTCTCAAAGAGACCTTTATGATATTTATCCAATGTATTATTAATAGATTTAAGAATATGCTTATCTTTAGCTTTTCGAGCATCATAAAACTTAATCCCATACTTAGCATAGAGGTTCTGATAATAGGGGTTACTTTCTTTATATTGTTTAACGATCAATTGTCGTTGAAACTCTGAATAAGAAGGATCCAGCGTATTATCATTAGCTCTCATATAGAGGTCGGATGCTTTAAGCGAAGTTTCTGTTTCTAAGCTATCTGCATAGTCACTATCCTTGATAACCAATCCCCGAGCAAATTCAATTACCCCATCTATATCTTTAATATCATCATCATCAAAAGCATTCCATCTATAATAAGGAGTATACTTCCGAATCATATCTTCGGTAAATTTAGTATCTGATAATTCAGCCGTCTTGTCTCACCGTCCCTTCTATTCGTTTAGTAATAAAAAAAAAATTAATACCGTTTAACTTCCCAATCAGTAGCTAGCATGTCAGTTTGAGATGCTAGCCAGCCTACTTGGATTCGATCATCTGCTGTTTTAAGAGCAAGGACATCATTATATTGATATAAAGTATCATTGTTCTTATCGAAAGCTTCTTTCAGTTGAGAACCTTTGATTAAGACAACAAACATGCCTTTTCCATTCCATCCTTCTCTGGCAATTCTATTACCAGTCCTAACTCGCTTAAGAGCTTCTCCAAAAGTCATAATAAAATCTCCTCATAAATTTATTTGAATAATTCCTCACAAATATTAAATTGTTGCAGAAATTGGTAAAAAAATAACAATCGTCCTACTTTGACGATTGTTACTAAAGCAGGCTAAGAAGCTTCGTACATGTAGCGTACCAGCTCTGATTTACTTGCTTTAACTATATTCTTGAATTCTAGGTTGGGTCTATTATAGTTTAAGGATGGCATATAGATCTTCGTTGAGTTGATTTTTCCTCGCTGCAGATAGTCAACTACGTTCTTATTTTCATCCTCAAAAACTGCAGCTATCTGATTCAGTTCATCCTTATTCAACGATAAGGTGACGTCAGACTTCTGTTCTTTTCCTGTAATATAATAAGTATCAACCTTATCCATATTACCTGCAAAGAGTTCCTGAATGAACCGAGTCTTAGAATTCTCTGATTTAGTGCCGGATGACCGACTAATGATAATCAGCTTATCTACTAGAGGTTTCCCATTAGCTGTTGATCCTAGTGTTTGAGCTAAACCAAGAGCTAGTTTAGTAGGTGGTAAATCATCATAAAAATCAGCTGTATCATAAAGATCCATCATTTTCTGGATATATTTATTAAAGTCAGGTACATAGACCTTATCTTGATCAATGTCCTGTTTAAGCAACCAATGATCTAACATATAATAAGGTCGGTAGAGAACCTTAGCATAATCTCGTTGATAGTCAAAATCTTCATCTAAATCAAAATACTTACCTAGTTCATCTCTATGCTTAACCATCTCACTAACCCATTTGGGAGTAATATTAACTAAAATCTCATCTACATCGCAGATAAGAGTTTTCTTAGTTGGGTTAGAATAGAAAGAGTTGAGCTGCTTAACCTCAGCTGAGGTTAAATTTTTATTCTTAGTTGCTTCATGAGCAGTCGTGTATACTGGTTTATTTAACAAATTCTTTGTCTCCTATTCGTTTAACTGTAGCTTTTAAATTTGGATAATATTAGTTGGGAACTGTCTGCTAAGAATATTTAGAGTCTTAACTCCGATTGATTCTAACATAACTAGTCCAGCAGTCATATGACTAACAATAATAGAGTTAGTATCAATGAATGGTCTAAGCTGTTCAGGAATAGTTTTAGCTTCTTCACCTATAGCAATCCCAGTAATATTGGAAATCTCTTGATTATTCCATACTTGCTTGAACCCATCATAAAGATCACTATCTTCTGGTATATGCTCAATGATAGTATCCCAATCTGGTATATTTACCTTAATCATATTAGCTTTAGTAGGTAGGTTCAGTACATGGTTAGGATAGAGTTTGTTCCATACGTAAGCTGCTATATACTGTTGCTGACCGAAAGGATTCTTATATGAACTAGCAGAATTAATCTTGATAGGTAGGGTAAAGTCAAGTTCTCCTCGCATTAAGGATTGATAGATAGCTTTCTCTAGATCCTTATACTTACGGATAATAAGGGAGTAATCTACTTCATTGGGTTCTAGAATATCTTTTTGGAGAATCTCTGTAAACTTCTCCCTAACCATTGGATTAGTATTAACTTTTCTGATAGCTAATCCTTTCAAATCCAGCTTAGGATGATCATACTTATTCCCTTCTTGGAGAGTAATGATCTGAGCATACTGCTTCTTATTATCAGTCAGCATTAACTTCAATGATAAGAACTCATTCTTCATCATCATAATATGAGCATGACTATCTGGTATCCCTGTTGTTCTATCTAGTTTATAGAGAGCTTGAGCTGATACATTCATAACCTGATACATAACCGTATTAACAGCACAGATAACTGAATCAACATCATCTTCATCTACTAGATCAGGAACTATTTGCTGGAGAGTATCTACTATTGGATAGAGATAGACGAAATTACTATCAGTATCGGTAAGAAGCACGCTTTTACGTGTTCGATTAGCAGCATTCTCATAACGATGAAAATCTTGATAGTTATAGAAGATCCAGTTGCTTACAATTTTACAGATAGCTTCTAGAGGTTCTACCAAATCTTCGGGAGGTTCATTAGGATCGATGAAATCTTCTCTACCCAAAATCTTCTTATAGTAGAGATCCACGATATTGGTTGCTCGAATAAACATAAGCATGTTATTCTTACAATAGATCTTTAACTTAGTTTCTAGGTTGAGTTCAGAGACAATTTCCGTAACTGTTGTTCGTTCATCCGTAGACGGCTTATGAGTTAATTTATCCAGAAGATAATTAACTAAGAAGTCAGTTCCTTCTAGTTGATTAACTAGTTCTCCATCAGTAAACTCTAAGTTCTCATCATCGTCCTTATAAGTCTCTTGCATAATATTCAGGATATAGAGGAATATCTCGTCTACTGTATAGAAGTAGATATTATTAGCCATAAACTTCTCATAGAGATTAATCGAAGTAGTAATAGTATCTACACCTGAAGCAGTAACAGCTTTACCTGAATGGTTATCAAAGAACTGCGAGTGTCGTTGGTTCAGGATACCGTAATAACTATTCATTAGAATCTTCCAGGTCTTCTGCGAACTATCATGCATATCATGAAGAGTCTGGTCTTTATCATTAACGTGGGCGAACATTGCTTTCTTCTCTACGGCTCGGTTAGCAGCTAGGGTCCGAATCATAACAGCTCGATCATTAGTTATCTTATCTTGGTTTTCGTACATCGTTCCTGAACCAGTAAGGATGGGATCCATCTCTAGAAAAATATGATCAAACTCTCCTACAGTCATCTCATAATCATCTACATGAACCATCGCTTGGTTCATCTTGGTCTTCAGTTGGTTCTTAATAAAATTTTGAATATCATCCATTTTCATGTCTGGATTAATAGCTTTCAGAGCATTCCGCATGGTGAAAGCATAATCCTGTAATATTGTTTTATTCCTATACTCGTTCATTAAAACACCTCGTCATTGTTGCTTTAGCAACGGTCTTAGCAAAAATCTTTTCCTTATAATTATTCGTTTCAGATATTGATATTTTTCTATAAATAAGTTTATAACAAAATATTATATTGTAGATTTTTCTTTGCATGCAAATTTTTACAAAATAAATAGACAACTAATATTAGTTATAAAGGAGATTACATTCCATGGAAGGTTTATCAAATTACTTAACATCTGAACAAGAAGACAAAGTTTTGGATGAAACTATTAGTTACTTAACAGAAGCAAATATGGTACGGATGGACAAGAAGACTATGCGCCGCCGTTTGTTTACACAAGCAACACTCTTGGCTGCTAAGGAAGATAATAGTCCTTTGTACAAGAAGTATCACATGCATTCAGTTAAGAAACGTGAACTTCGCCGGCAGATCCAACTCAAGTATGCTTCAAAAGGTAGGACTAAAGTTCGTGAGTATGAAGCACGCCGGAAAGCTAAGAAAGCTGCTCCTAAGAAGAAGTAATATACTTAACAAAAGAAGAAGTAATATACTTAACAAAAAAATAACCGTTAATACTCCAGTATGGAGTATTAACGGATTTATACTGCTTCTTAGTTAGTCAATATCTGGTTCTGGTTCATAATACTTGCTAACGTCTGTTGCTTCAATAGGCTTAGAGAGATCCTTGTCAACCTCATCCTTAACAGCTACTGATGGTTTAACTTCTAAGTTCTTAATCTTGTCTTCATTTCGAGTAAGATCAATATTAATATTGTAGCCAAAGCACGTTACCGCCTCAACGAATCGAGCGTAACTAATTTCAGCTTTAGAAGTCAAATGATTAAGCCGAGTACGACCAACAGATTTCTTAACGTTAGAATATTTCTCTTGGAGGGTTAAGAAGTCATTAATGGTGTAGCCCTCTTTGCCTCTTTCATTCAGGAAGTCAATCAGAATTGGGACAATGGGATTCTTAACTTTGGCTTCTGGATCTAAAGACAAATTAATAGGTGAAGTAGCATTAGTCTTTCGTTTCTGCTTGATAGCCAAACTCTTCTTCTGCTTCAGAGCTTCTTCGCTAACTACATCTCGATTATCTTCATTAATGAAGGATCGATTGAGTTTATTTCCTTTAACTTGGTTAGGCTGAACTTTTCCAGCCTTAATATCTTCTATGCCAGATAAAGCATGTTCTTTACTTAAGTCTGGTTTCGTAAATTTCAATGCCATAATTTAAAA